GTTATGTGGTTGATAATAATGAACCATTATCAAGAGATCCTATTAACGGATATGTTTTCCAAACAAGATCTTCACAACCTAATGATGATTATGGAGATGTGTATTACATCTATGATATACAAAAAGAACAAGAACTGAAGAAATCAGTTCAAGATGGTATCTACTACATGACAGTGTTGAAGGGTAGTATATCACCTACAAATGGTAACTTAAGTCAATTCTCTTTTGGACAGAATATTAATAACCTATATCCAGTACTTGATAAGGATAACCCAACTGAGGATCCTGCTGAAGCAACATCTATTGCAAGTAACACTATTGTTGGTTTAGTTCAAACCACCAATGGCACGGTTGAGTCTCCACAGTTATCAATTACAAAAGAAGCAATGGGTGATTGGATAATTGAAAGTAAAAACAACTATACCAATGCTGCTACATCTGACTCTGCTGTTAGTGGATTTATTACTCTTGAGGCAAGAGACGGTGATACACAAGAATTAGATCTATCAGTTAGAATGATACCTCTAAACAATACGGGTGGAACCGCAGTAGAACTCAGACGACCTAGTATTCTAAGATCTGGTAACCATACATTTGAATATGTTGGTTTCGGACCTGGTAACTATTCTACTGGTCTACCTTCAGTTCAGAACAGAGTTCTTACTGATGAGGAAGTATTATTAGCACAGTCACAGAAAGAAAATGCGGGTATTGCATTTTACTCTGGTCTTAACAGTAATGGTGACCTATTCATTGGTAACACTAGAATTTCTGCTGTTACTGGTGAGGAAGCATCACTTGACACTCCATCACTATCAATCGTTGGTGAAACTGCAAACCTACGTCCTGTATTTGATGAGATTATCGTCAGGGATAAGATTACAGTTGAGAATACACAGAGTAACGCTGTTGTAATTAAGGGTGGTGTTCAAATTAATAAAGGTCTATCAGTCGGAGAATCTCTCTCATGTGCAGATCTTGAGATAACTAAAGGAGCTGGTAGTTATCAAGGAGTTAAAAAAATAAATGTCACAACTCAGACACCTGACACATCAACTGCTGCAACAGAGGGTGACTTTGCATTCAAAGAAAATAATTTCCGTGGTGAATACTATGGATGGTATTACACAGGTGCTGCATGGGCAAAGTTTGGACTATCTGATACAGGTAATCTAAGCATAACTCAAGGAACTGGTGGTGCAATTGGATCATCATGGACTGATGCAAATGGAGATCTAACATTCTCTAATGCGTTAGGAATAAACATAGCTGGCAGTGGATCATTAAATGTAAACAGTGGTGCTACTACACTTGGTGGTAATTTGACTGTTACAGGAAGCACTGAGTTCAATGGCACAGTTGATGTTGATGCAAACTTTGCAGTTAGATCTGGCACGACTGATAAATTTACAGTCGCATCAAGCACAGGTAATGTATCCACAGATGGAACATTGACAGTTGCAGGACAGACTGATTTAAACGGACATGTTAATATTGGTAATGGCACAGGTGACAACATATCAATCGTAGGAAGAATAGATACAGACTTAGATCCAGATACAACTGGAACATATGATTTAGGTTCTAGCACATTGAAGTGGCAAGATGCTCATTTCTCAGGAACAGTTACTGCACCTACATTTGCGGGTAATGTCGATACATCTACTGGATCATCAACATTCAATAATGTTACAATTAACGGAACGTTAACTGCTTCTAGTTTGACTGGTAATGCTGACACTGCAACTGATCTTGCTATCAATGCAACGCAGCAACTTGTTATTCAGACAGGTAACAACGCAACGTCTACATTATCAAATGGAACTGCAAATTACATTTTAACATCTGGTGGAGGAAGTAACGCACCTACATGGGAGCAAAACTTTGCAGGAACTGCAGCACAGGCAGATGATATTAATATAGATGAGAAAAATGATAGCACTAACTATCAGGTAACGTTTTCATCACAAAATAGTGCAGGATATCAGAGACAGTATATTGACACAGATAATGCTCATCTTGTTTATAATCCTAGCACCAACACTTTAAGTGGATTAAATATATCTGGCAGTAGTTTGCAAGCAACTACATTTGGAACAACATCACAAAACGCATATGGTGCAAGAACCATATCACAAAGTGATCCGACTGGTGGAAGTGATGGAGACATCTGGTATAAGTATTAAGGAGATATCATAGATTATGGCAATACCATATAATACAACATCTGCAGGAACTAGCGTGCGTAATGCACTTAGGCATAGTTCCATTAAAGATGGAAATACATGGAGACATATTGAGAACATCAATATAAAACACAGTGGATCTTGGCGAGACACTAAAGAGGTATGGGTAAAACAAAGTGGAACGTGGAGGAAAGTTCATGAAGGTGAGCATTTCCTATTCAATGTTAGTATAAGTGGTAATGATCAGAGTAATGATTGGAGTCTATCAAATTGGATATCTGGTCAAGGTTATAGTGGTAATTTAATTAAGGGTTTAATTACTATAACTGCTAATAGTAGACGGAGACAGGTAAATCTTGGCACTGGATGGAATCAAGAGTCGTTAGTATATCTCAGATTAGAATCAAACTCTAGAATACAGTCAAGAGGTGGTAATGGTGGAAATGCTACTGGTGCGGGTTCTGGATCAGGACCTAATGGTAGTAACGGACAACGTGCTCTATATACTAGGATCCCTTTTATTATGGACAATGGTGGCATCATCGCAGGAGGCGGTGGTGGAGGTGGAGGAGGAAAAAACTCCTATCACCAATACACAGTGCAACAGGGGTATCCTTGTCAAAAAGGACATACTTGTTATCGAGACCAAACTGTACAAGACTTCATCTATGGAGGTGGAGGTGGCGGTGGAGCAGGATATCCTAACTCCAATGGTGGTAGCGGTGGATCAAGTGGTGGTAATGGTGGTGCAGGAGGTTACAACTCTGGTGGTGGCGGTGGCGGTGCTGCTAACAATCCTGGCTCAGGCACATCACATAAAGGTGGAGATGGTGGAAACCTTGGTCAAAATGGTCAAAATGGTTTCGGTGGTGGCGGTAACGCAGGAAGTTCTGGAACTGCTATTAATGGTTGGGGTTACAGAGCAGGAAGTGCGGGTTCTGGATACGCTCAAAACAACATAAGAGGTCCTAAAACAAATTAAAACAATGCAAGACTTAACGCAAACACCCACATATGTGGTAAAAAATTATGACATCGAAACAGGTGAGTTTGATGTCTACTATAATGATGGTTGTCTAAAGAATAGTGACTGGTATGGTCCTATTCACATGGATTTAGATAGTATGTTACCAGAAACTGAAGAACCAATACAATTTCAAATAGCAACTAGAGTTCATAGTCATATTGTAAGCAAACAGATTCAAGAATGTAATATGGATGCAAGCAAACGAGTTTTAGCAGACATGATTGGTATTGAGCAAAAAATATCAATGGTAGATTTGATGGAGCATCAAGCAAACATGAGAAAGAAAGAAACAGTAAACACTGATCCTATTTGTCAAAACACTC